TTCGTCTACACCTTCGACAGCACGTTCATGTAAAGCATCCTCAGCACCATGTAATCTCCTGGACTCACGTTCTTGTTTGGCTAGTTCATATAATTTTTTGGTAGCTTTACATCTATTCAATGCACCATTCTGGAATACAGACCAGGTAGGAAAGCCAGCCTTACTTGTAACAACTAACATTTTACCACCTGCAGCTATGCCTTCCAGGGCAGCACGGAGATCCTTTCTATCTTTTTTACAGTCATCAAATATAGGAAGTTCGTTTTCTGCACGTTCAATATCTAGCCAAGATATATCCTCTGCAGTTTTCATTCTCTCTATAAATTCCGTGCAGGATTCAGGCACTGGTGCCTGATCTCCAGAGATAAATAATCTTATACCTTTTTCGTAACGATATGGATGTGGTAATTCATTCATGTCTTTCTTTTATAAACAATTACCATAAATGTAAAGGAGTAATTATGGGATTCACATTTGAACCATTCAGTAATGTTACCTTTAAAGATACTGCAAGAAGTAAAGATTGTGGCAAGCACGTTGGCTATTGTCCTAATTGTAACTTGATGTATGGTGACAAAGAAATTAACCACCCTTGTGGAAGATGCGGATACATTTTAACCAATGGTGAAAGTGATCATAGCGATGAACAATTTAGTGCAGGCTATGATGAATATTTATATAAGAGACAACAATAGAAAAAGCAAAGCTCTGCGGACAAGTTATAGAGCTTATGCTTTTTCTTGCGATGCTTTCTTGGTGTTTTTTAATATTAAGGAGAAATTATTATGATACAGAAAATTAATCATGATCAACTACGAAGGTGTCTAGTTCTTTTGTGGTTGGCAGATATACCAGCTTGTATAGTTGGTGATGTAGGTACTGGGAAAACTACAGCGGTAGAAGACTTAGTAAAAGAACTAGATACAAAGATGGAAAACAAATTTAATCTTTGGAAAGTATTTCTTGGTTTAATAGATGCTACCGATATTGGTGGTATTCCAATGAAGAACCAAGATGGTAAGATTGATTATGCACCACCTAGATGTTTGCCATTTGGAACAGACGAGAGTGGTATTATATTTGGTGATGAGTATGATCGTGCAGCACCAGATGTTCAGAATGCTTTTAATCAGATTCTGTTAGGAAGAGAAATACATAACAATGTTATTAGTGATAATGCATATGTTATATTAGCAATGAATGGTGAAGCAGATAGTTATACTACACCATTATCTAAAGCAGCTAGAAACAGAGTTTGCACTTTATTCTTATCACCTATTGCTGGTGACTCTCATTCCCAATGGGATGATTGGGCAAGAAAGAATAATGTAAATAGTTACGTTAGAGGATTTGCTAGATACAGATCAGATCTAATTAAAGACGATGTTGAATATAGTGAGCTTGCTATGATCACACCTAGATCTAGAGATATGGCTGGTAGAATATTAGATAAAGTTAATGAAGTTGACTTTAAAACAGATGATATATTATTGCCTTGTCTTGCAGGTGTAATTGGTACTGCAGCTGCACAGGAGCTGATAGCTTTTATGGATCAAGAATCTAGTCTACCTGATATTAAACAGTTGTTAGATAATCCAGATAAGTTTGAAGACATGGCGGATGATCTGTATGACAGACCTGATATAAACTTTATGTTAGGTATATCAATTAGTAATTATGTAACAAACAATAAAAATTATGGTGAGAAAGCTATCAAATTCTTTACTGAAAAATTTCAACCTGAGAACAGAACTTGGGCAGTAGATAATATTGTGAGTAGTAATCCCAACATAATAACAACTCCAGAGTATAAGAAATTCTTTAATAAACAAAAGACTCTTATGCTTGATTAAATAGAATCGGCTTGGTTCATGCCGTTGAATGGACCATTTTATTTAAGGAGAAAATTATGAGTAACAAAGGACAACTTGTTAAAAAGATGTTAATGGTAAAACTAAACATCTCTTATGATACGGGTTACAGAAATAGTTCTGAGATGAAAGAACTAATTGAAGGAACAAAGAATGTATCTTCTAGTGCAATTAGAACTGGCATTACAATGTTTGATAAGTATCAAATTAGTGAGTTTACTACTGCTATTAGTAGAGCTAGAAGTTTATACACGGGTGAAACATTACCCTGGGATTCTAGAAACTGGCGTGTAATACCTGTTAGTGCCTGGAGTAAATTCAAAGATGAGTTAGATACAGCTATTGAGAATGTTAAAGAAGCTTATGAAAAAGTTTTTGATGATGGTTACGATGAACTCAAAGAAGAGTTTGATGATAATATTAAAGGTAGTCTAGATATAGAATTTCCAGATAAGGAAGATCTTGCAGATAAATTTAATATTGATTATGACATAGGTCAAATTGCTAGTTGTGATGATATTAGGATTCAAGGTATTGATCATATCGAAAGAGATAAGATTAGAAACGATATGCAAAAACAATATCAAGAAAAGATGGATACTGGATTAACAGAATTAGCAAGTAGATTAGTTGAAGCATCACAAGACATAGCAATCAGAGCTAATGATCCTAATCAAAAAGGTAAGAAGTATAGCAAGAGTTTAAGTAATATTAATAAACTAGCTGATACAGTAGAAGCATTGAACATTACAGGTAATGATGCAATAGCAGATGCTTGTTCTACAATTCGTACCCAGATAGGAACTTATTCAGCTGAAGCTATTAAAACAACTGAATCAATTAGGGAGAATGTTCTTGAAGCAACTACTAGCATTAGAGACAGCTTATCAAAGGTGTCGTTATGAGTGAAGCTAGAGAACATATAAGCAAAGGTCTTATGCGTATGATGCGTAAGACCCCCTTCTTTACATCTTTATTATTAAGAAGTAAAATTATTGAATCAGAAAATATGGATGCTTTGATGGGAGTAGATGGTACTCATCTGTATTATAATCCTGCAATTAAAGATTTGAACTTAAAAGAACTGGTTCAAATATTATATCATGAAGCTATGCACGTTGCTAATCAGCATCATATAAGAGCTAAGCAATTGCAGGAAAAATACAAGAGAGAAATAAAAGCTGTCAACCTTGACTTTCCTATAACTTTTAATATTGCAGCTGATTTAGCTATCAATAGTATATTGTTTGATAAATATGAAACTATCTGGAGGGAAAGTAATGTCCTCAAGAATGGATGTGTTCCTGGAACAGAACCTTTTGAGGATTTTCCTAACAATAAACCTGTAGAGTTTTACTTTAAGAAGTTATTAGAAGTTGCAGAAAAGTGTGATACACCTGACCCAGTATCTGTATTAGTTGAAATGGAATCAGATACTGACTACAAAGCTCATGCTAATGAAATAAAACATAGCATGAAGTTAGCTGGTCAAGTTTTAGTTGGTGAAAATAGCATTGAAGAAATGACAAACAAGCTAGAGCTAGATATAGCATCAGCAACAATAGCATCAAAAGCAGCAGGTGAGGATCATGTTTTGGTTAATGAGATATTGCAGGAAAGAGATTCAGAAAAGCATTTGAATTGGAGAACAGAGCTGGACACATTCTTTAAACAGGTTACAAAAGGTAGACCTAATTATAAGAAACCTAATAGAAGATTTCCTAATGGTGATTTTATTATGCCTAGTAATAAAGATAAACAAACTAATAAGATTATCTTACTATTAGATACTTCAGGTTCTATGTCCGATAAAGATGTAGCTAAAGTATATGATCATGTAGAACAAATACTTTCTGTTAATGCTGGTGCTAGTATTGAGTTAGTACCATTTGATGATGAAGTATTTATGGATAATATTTATATATACGATAGATCTTGTTTACCTATTAAACCTATAGATAGAAAAAGATTTGGATGTGGTGGTACAAATTTTACTCGAGCATTGAAATATGCAGAAGGAGAAATGCCTCAAGGTATTATTATGTTAACAGACATGATGCCTTATGATTCAGAGGAATTTAAAAATCATATACCTAAATTTCCTACTCTTTTTATCTCGGTTTTCTTGTTAAATTATAGTATAAAGTTTAAAGAAAATTATTGTGTAGAACCAAGATGGGCTAATATAACCTATCTAAAAAAGGATGATTAGATGAATTATACAAATAGAACTGGCTTATCAGATTCAATTGCATCAGCAGTAAAAGCATTTGCACAAGATTATGATAAGGTTGGAGACTATTCTGTAACTACATTAATTGATTCCCCAAGATCCAAGTTACTTACTGAACGACATGGAGACAAAGTCACAGAAGATGTTAGTGATTTACTCTGGTCGTTCTTTGGTAACATGGGACACTTGATTGCAGAAAGAAATACAGATGCTAGTTCAATAGCTGAAAGAAGATTTATTTACAAACATAAAGGTAAACAAATTAGTTTTAAACCTGACTTGCTTGAAAGAGATCCAGAAGATTTTAATTCGTTTCAGTTAAATGATTTTAAGTTTACATCTGTATATGTTTTGAAATCAGCTTTAAATGGTACACCAAAAGTAGAATGGGTTAGACAAATGAATTTTTATGTTTGGTGTTTAAATAAACTTGGTTTTAATATTACCAAGATTAAACTACATATTATAGCTAGAGATTGGAGAATGTCTGAATCTAAAAGAGAGATTAATTATCCAGCTCAAGCTTGTGGTGTAGTTGAAGTTCCTATATGGGATAAAGATAAAGCTGATAAATATTGCAATGAAAGAATTGATTTGTATATAGAATCAGAAAAGTTAGATGATGATGATTTGCCTAAATGTTCTGAAGAAGAACGATGGGCAGATCCAAATAGATGGGCTGTAGTTAAAAAGGATTCTAAAGCTAGTAATATTACTGGCTATAGAAAAGCTTTACCTAAAGCCAATTCGTTTATGTTAAGATCTGATGCTCAACAATTTATATCTAAAAGAAAAGATAAAGATAATCTTGAAGTTGAGTTCAGAAAAGGTGAAAGTAGAAGATGTAGTAACGGCTATTGTAAAGCCGCTCAATGGTGTAATCAGTTTAATCAAGACATTGCACCTGCATTTTAATAATAGTAAAGGAGTCATATTATGGCAATAGAACAAGAGTACATTGATAAGATCGAAGAGATCAAACAGCATGATGATCAGTTAACTGATTGGGAAAAAGGTTTCGTATTCGGAACTGAGGATTCTACACCAATAGATACAAGACCTAGTTTGTCTATATCACAGAAATCTATTGTAGATAGAATCCATGATCAAAGGGTTCAAGGTAAGAATAAAGAACCAGTAAATGAAATTAAGTTTTCAAGTGATCGTGTGGTTGCAAAGAAATCTGAAAGCAATACATTCCAAGTATACATAGATAATAAACCAATGGGTCCGAGTGTCTCACAAAGAGAAGCTACACCTGTTGTAGGTTGGTTATCTGAATGTATTGATAGTTTAACAGGGGAGGTTGCCACATCTAGTGGTGACGCATTCTAATGTCTGATAAGATGCTGTATGTAGAAACAGTATCTCATGAAGCATTAAACTTAACTGAAGATATTGTTCGTCTGCAGATTGCAAAGAAAGCAATTGAAGATTTATCAATGACAGGAAGGATTGATTCTGATCCTGAACGCATTGATAAAGACGAACAGTATGAAGTTATCAAAATGATTAATGGTTTTGAAAGAAAATTTCGTAGTGCTTTAAGAGATATTTATCTAGAACCAAGAGGAAAAAAGGTTTATGATAGCCTTAGAAACAGAATTAAAGACGAATTAAAAAAGGAAGGAGCATTCGATGAAAACGTCAGAGAGTGTTAAAGAAATACTACCTGCATTACTATCTGTTACAGATAGTATGCAAGCAGAAAAAGACGGTAAGAATCCACATTTTAGATCAGATTATATGACGTTAGATGGTATTCTTAATACAGTTAAACCTATATTAAAAAATGTAGGTATTGTTATATTGCAATCTATTGATGATGATTCTGGTTTGATACGTTGTACAACTAGATTAATTCATACAAGTGGTGAATATGTTGAATGTGATTCAATCGTTCATGCAGATAAAATGACACCACAAGGTTATGGTTCAGCAATAACTTATGCAAGAAGATATAGTATTACTACAGCATTAGGTATTGCAGAAGCTGATGATGATGGGAATGCAGCGGAGGTTGCTTCGGCACCAAAAAAGCCAGTAAGTAAACCAAAACCTAAACCTGCTACTACCAAAGTAGAACCCAAGAAAAGTAATGGAGTTTTATCAGAAGAAGTAGCAGATAAAATTATAGCTGCATTTGATCCTTTAGGTGTAGAGATATGGGATCTAGAAAAGATTGCAGGTCCACATCAAAAATGGACAGAAGAAACTAGAGTAGAATTATTAGCAAAATTTAATTCTCTTAAGTCTGGTACTATAACAGTAGAAGATTTACTAGGTAAGAAGTGAGTTTGTTAATGGAAAGTAAGAATATATCTTCAGAAAATTTTATTATTGGTTCAGTTATAAATGACTATCCATTAGTAAGAAAAATTTCTAATGATTATAATCTAGATTCCACCCACTTTGAAACAGCTGCTGCTAAAGAAATTTGGCAAGCAGCTGAATCTTTTTATTCTCAAGGTCAATCTGTAGATGCAGCTGGTTTAATAGAGTTTGTTGAATCTAATAAACCATCTGTTGATATAGATGCACTTACAGCTGTAGTTGTTGACTCTATCAATGTTGCTACTAATAAAGAAAATATTTCTAGACACATTGAGAATGTTATAAACAAACACAAAAGAAGAAAAGCTACTGAGCATTTAACTAAAGGCATTCAATCTATTACCAATGGAGAATGTCTTGATAATATTATAGCTACAACAAAACATCAGCTTTCTAATTTAAAAGTATCTATAGATGAAAAGTATTCTATAGAAGATACAATTAAATCAATGAAAGATAATTATATTAATATTAAAAATAAAGGATGCTCTGGAGTAACTAGTAGATGGAAACAAATACAAGACCATACTACTGGTTATCCTTTTGGTAAAATAACTGTACTTGGTGCAAGACCTAAGATGGGTAAATCTACATTAGCATTAAACGAAGCTATATATTCTACTATAGTTAACAAGATACCTACATTAATTTGTTCTATTGAAATGGATAGAAGCGAACTGTTAGAAAAAGCAGGATCAGATATTGCAGAAGTAGATAATAAAAAACTTAAACTCGGTGAGTTAAGTGTAAAAGATATAGATAAATTTATTAAGAATGGACCAGAAACTATTGCTCAATGTCCTCTATACATAGAAGATTCACCTTCACAAACAGTTGAATCTATATGTTCTAATATTAGAGAGTATGTTGCAGACCATAAAGTTAAGTTTGTTATTATAGATTATCTACAAATCATATCATCTACACCTGGTATGTCTTTTCAAAACAGAGCTTATGAGATTCAGTATATGACTAATCAATTAAGAATTGTAGCAAAAGAAACAGGAGTTGCTTTAATTTTGCTGTCTCAAATTAGTAGACCATTTAAAGGTAAAGATGGAAGTACGCAGGCACCTATGCCTGAAATGCACGACTTAAAAGATTCAGGTGCTATAGAACAAGATGCATATATTATTATGTTTATTGGTCCACCTACAATTACACCTGAACCTAAACCTTCCTGGATTAATCCAGGTATTGAACAATGTACTGTCAAGATTGCAGCTAATCGTGGCGGTTCATCTGGTGAAATACATATGATGTTTCATAAACCATTTAATAAATTTTTATCAATGGTTGAGTATCAATCATTTAAACAAAGGAAAAACAATGACCCTTTCTAAGAAAGAACAATATAAAAGATTAAATAACTATACTGAAAATAAATGGATAGAAGTATTAGAACCTATTACAAATATACATTTAAAAAGAAAGTTAGCTTGTATTTTATTTTGGGATTTTTATGGAGAGATAGATAAGAAATCTATTTATCTTAAAAGATTAAGTAGAGAATACTTTCCTAAAAGTCATGACATCTTTGTTACTGAAAATGAATTATATAAAGGATTGTTATCTATAGGTTATCCTGCATGGAGAGCTAGGATTAGATCAACAACACCTAAAACACATTAGGATAATTATGGCAAGTATATCACCAACACAAAGAACTCTTAAAGCCAATAAAGATCTTGGTAGAAGATGTGGTATTGTAGAACGTTGGCAGCAATATGGTGGCAAGTTCGGAGTACGACAAGATCTTTTTGGTTTTATAGACATCATAGCTATTGACGAACATTATGGTATTGTAGGTATACAATCTACAGGTCAAGATTTTTCTGGTCATGTAAAAAAAATTATGGATTTAGAAGAAGTAGTTCTAGAATGGTTGCATCATGCACCATTAGAATTATGGTCTTGGCGTAAAGTTAAGAAGGTTCGTGGGGGTAAAGCTATGATATGGAAACCAAGAGTTGCTGACTTTTATATAGACAGTAACAAAAAAGTAGTCTATAAATTAGTAGACAAATAATCCGTTCAACCGAAAGGTCGGAAGTACCACATAGTGTGGGAAGGAACGCATCGTAACTAGGAGAATACAATGGCAAACTTGCAATATAGAGGTGCTAAAGTTGTTCAAGAAGAAGCGATGAAACAAGATCATGTAGCTTCATATCGTGGATCAACTTATAACACAAAAGATATAGAAGCACAGCCAACAGCTACATCTGGTAATTACAGAGGTAGTAGTTGGAAAGCTTAACAGGAAGGAGCTTCGGCTCCTTTTTTATTTTAAGGAGGTATCATGAGCTTTGAAGAACTAGAAGCATATCTTATGACATTATTAATAATGGGCTTTATAGCAGTCTTATGGGATGCATTTACCTAAAGAAAGACAGGGGTTTATGGAATATCTATATTTAATAATAATATTTATTTGCGTACCATTATTAACATGGATTACTATATCCAGTACTGCAGAAGATAACGAGCAAATGCAAGACAAATGGCACGATAACAATGAAAATAAAACTATTTACAAAGATCTTTAGTGACAACCCAGATAATAATCTGATAGTATACTTTCTTTCATTCGTTACTCTGTTAGCACTACTGATAGAGTTGTTAATTATATTTAATTAGCGACTCTATTTTTTTTTCAATAAGGAATTAATTATGGCACAACTATGTAAATATAATATTGTCCACAAAGAAAGTGGAGATACTGTTACTGTTGAAGTAAATGGATTCGACAGAGATAAAATTTTAGAAATAGCTGGCAAAGAACTGGGCAAATTTTTAGATCCAAATGTATCTGGTCAAGTAAGAATACATCCAGCATGAATTTAATATTTATTTACTGGTGCTAACTACATACCTTCTGCTTCTATTACAGGTACTTCAGCAGTAGATGTTTGTTTAGATTTAATAGATACTTCGACTTCAGCATCAAAGAATTTATTTAATACTATATTAAATACAGATACTGCATCTTCTATTGTCCAGCAATGTTTGTCTTTAATTCCTACTATTGATTGATCATCTTCTATAGTAATCTTAATCATTATATCTCCTTTATACTTATTATACATCCTTTAGGTATAGCTATCTTATCAGCTATATCTAAACTTTTATACTTACTAGTTAGTAATCTAATATAAATTTTGTTTTCAAATTCAATCCATCCTACTGTAAAACTATGTTCAGGTTCTATTGCTGCATCAGTATTAATATCAGCAGTAATATCTAGCCATTCTACTTCTACTCTTTTTCCGACCTTAGTTTTAATTTTACGCATGATGATTTCTCAATATTTAAATATCTTTCACCTTGATCGTAGTACTTCTTTAGCCATTTAGGAGTTTTAACAAAATAAATTTCACCTGTTCTGTTTTGTGTACCATCTTCAACTTCAATTAAAGCTATTTTATTTTTGCCTAATTTATTCATACATTTAGGACAAATACCAAAACCGCCTTTAACTATTTCTCCTTCAATTAACTCTTTCATTTCCCATGATCTATCTATTGAATCACATTCAGGACAATGAACCATTCCATCTTCTTCTGTATCAGGAGGTAAACCATAAGTAACAAAATTACAACTAGGACAAATATATTTATAATTCATATTTCCTAAAGGAACGTTCCCTAGTTTGTATTGATCTTGACAGATAACGCACATATTAACAACAGGTCTAATGTTTGCGCCAAATTTTGAATGAGGTTCTATTCTTTTAGTCATTATAAAACTACCCCGTCAATTATTCTTTTGTTTACTACTGCAAATTGTTTACCATATAATTCAATAGTTGCAAAGCCATGATTCCATTTATTAAGTACAGCATACTCTGGTCTCATATCACATAAACATCCTATTGACCAACAATGAACGTGTTTATCATCAGCATTTTTAAATGAATGTTCTGATGTTTGATGTCTATGTCCTGCCATTGCACATACACCCAAATTGGTTTGTAAAGTTCTAGCAAAGTTAACAGGTGCAGTAGAATTAAATAACTCATGTCCATGTAATATAGTTAAGTGTGGTCCAGCTTTTGTTTTTTGTTTTCCTTTAACTTCTTCTACACCATACTTAGAAAAATTTAAAAGATTATACATTTCAAATTCAGAACAACCACATAACTCAGGAGCCTTTAACCACATATATTTTTCCCATCGTTCTTCATGGTTACCTATTTTATAAATGATTCTACAATGAGGGTAGCGTTCTCGAAGATGCTGGAGAAATTGTCTACACAATTGCAACTCTCTAGGTAAGTTACGTTCTGCAGGATTCTTTTCCCATCTAGAAATAGAGAAGAAATCAGAAGCATCTCCATTTAAATATATACAATCAGGATCATAGCTATCTCCAAAAGTTAAAGCAGCTTCTAAAGCTTTGTCATCATGATATGGTATATGGACATCAGACAGCACTAAAGTTTTTCCTTCTGGTAATTTAAAATCTTTATGAGGTTCTGCTATACTTTTAGGTAATTCCATTTTAAATCCTGCTTTACCATTTTCTCTAAATGTTTTTTCATAAGAAGTTTTTGCGGTCTTCCTATCTCTTTCACCTTTATTACCTCGTCTATATCTAATCATACTTCTAACATTTTCTAATGCAGTAAACTGTTCAGGATATTCTTTGTATAATTTTTTAGCTAGTGTCATTGTTGGAGCATCAGGAAATTCATTCAATGCTTGTATAACAATTTCATTTTTTACATCATCCATTTTCTTTCTCCTTTTCTATTTGTTTTTGTAGATTTGCTAATGCTCTCCAGGCAACTGCATCCCAGTCACCATCTATTAAATGACGCATCAATGCATCAAGTTCATCTCCTGATTTACTTCTATCCCAGAAAGTAGGTTTGCCAGGATTATGTTGTTGAGAACCAACATAGCTGATTTTAGATACAGCAGCTATAGCGTCAGGAAAGTATTTAATTACACCAGAATAAACAGGAAAAGTTTTTCTGGCATCAGAATCACTACCGAAAGGACTACTCATTTTATCTCCTTATTGTTGTGTTGCTCGTTTCCAAGCCTTTGCCCATGCTGTATTTAGCTTTATTTTTTTCTCAATGTCAAGCTTTCTTCCAGAATCTTCTAGTCTTCCTTCAACAGATCTCTTTAAATCTTGGAAACTAGTTTTTAGTTTCTGTAAATACAGAGCATTTTTTGCCATTCCTTTTTCATCACCTTCTTCTAAAGCTAAATAAAAGTCTTTATAATATCTTGCTCTAGCCATAGATACTCCACCTTTAAATACTTCTCTAGGATCATATCCATTTATTTCAGCAGCTTGTACAATATCTGATACTAAATTTTGTAGGAATGGTTCTTCTTTAACTAATCCTTTTATATTAGCTTTGAATCCATCTTTAACATATGCATCCATAACTTCTGCTATTTCTTTTTTAGCAGCAAAACCACTCTTACCTAATTTCATAGGTGCAAAGAATGATAAAGGTTTAGCTCTAGTAGGATCTCCTTTAGCATCTATTAAAGTTTGTAGTGATAAAGGTATAAACTTTCTAACAATAAATGATGCTCTTCCATCATATATATTTCCATTTGCTGCAAACCAAGATTCTAAGAATGGTGTATCTGCCCAAGGAACTTGCCATCCAGGTTTTATTATACCAAACATTTGTTCCATTGCTATCTTTGCACCAATAGATGATTTACCTAATGCTGTATCTACTGGATTTCTTAACCAACCTTTAGGACCAAAGACCTCAAATGCCTGTTTACCAAATGCCATATAAGTTCTTCGTTGTCTAGTCTTACCTATATGTTCATAGATACCCATTGTTCTCCATAAAGGTGTCATATCAATATGTAGTTTATGACCTTTTTCATTATTAAATGAGAACATTTCATCATCTTCATCATCATTACCTGTAGCTTTTGCTAATCCATATATTAAAGCTTGTATAACATTTGGTATACCAATTAATACTATTCCACCAAAAGCACCCCAATATCTAGTCATTCTATTTCTAGCATGGAGTTCACTTGTTGGAGAACCAATTGCTTTGTTAAGACTATCTATATGAGTAACACCTGCTACATTTAATGCAGACAATGTCCAGTCAGGTGCAAACATTAATAAGTGTAAGTGTTTGCGCATACGAGGGTTAGCCCACATATACTTCTCCCATTCTTGTCCACCAAATGCATCATTAAGATATTCAGATATTTCTTCTCTTAATTTTTTCTCATCTATTATATCGCCATACACATCAGTTCTTCTAGCTAACTCTACTGAGAACAATCTATTAGCTGCATATAACTTCATTCCTGGTAACATAACTTCCCATAATAATCTATCTGATTGCCATTTAAGATTAGCTACAGTTCTCATGCCGTGACCAAAGCCTTTAGATATTAAGTTTTTACTTTGAATCATTTTATTTGCTTTATTAATAAAACCTTCATGAACCATAGCATAATCAATATCGGGAGATCTTCCTGTATCAAATCCCATACCTGCTTCAACCCATTCTCTAGAATATTCTGGATTCAATATAGTAGCTCTGTACTCTGCCATTATATCTTTATAGGTTCTTATAGGATTAAATATTAAGTTACCTTTAAATACACCACGTTTTTCTAAACCTGTTATTCCATCTAATGCAATTAAAGATTCTACTAATGCAAATGGATGGAAAAGAGATAGACTAATACTCATAGATTTAGCTATATGGTTTAATGATAACAATGCATTATAAGCTTTACTTCTAAATCTAGTTTTAAATTCTCTTTGATCAGCAAAGATATGACCCATTAACTTAACAGGATCACCTTTCTTAACATAAGCAACACCAAGAGAAGCAAAACCTGTATCTACTATTTCATATCCTAGTTTTTTAGGATTTAAATCTCCTTTAAGTTCACCTGTTAAATCATTTAATCTTTTAAATCCGTTTATATTTTTAGGTGTAGTAAACTTATGTTCAGGTTTAATAAACGAAATAGCTTTTTCTAATCTATTTGCTATTACATGAGCTGATTGTTCAGTCATTACACCCATGCGTTCTATACCATCAATTAACATCATGGGTAACATATCTTCATCAGACACTTGTGCCATAGCACTAACACCAATTCTGTTTCTAACTACCTTTGATACTTCAACAGAATAGTTATCTAACAATGCAGCTAAATCTAAATTCTTAGGAACAAGTCCTTTAGTTAAGAAAGCCTCTAAATATGTATTATATTTTCTAGCTTTCTCTTGTCTTGCTGTTTCTTTTTCAAACTGTGTAAATTTCTTTTCTTTTTCTAAAGGTTCATATTCATGTGGTACATAATTACTTCTTTTAGCAAACCATAACTCACCTATATATCCACTAATACTTTCTAATGCATCATATTGATCTCCAAATATTTTATTTAGTTTTTCATATAATGCATCAGTATCAGATACATCTATTAAATGAGGAGCATTTTCTTCTTTCCAAAATTGCCATTCAGTAAATACTTCTCCTACAGTCCTACCTATTGCATCACTAGGATTTCTTTTAACTACCTTACCTGTTCTTTCTTGTTCTGCTAATCTTTCTTTTTCTTTTGCTTGATCTACTTCTAATATTCTAACTTTTCTCCAATCAACATTTGGGTCTTTATAATGCTCTAAAAATAATGTGAATGCTTTTCTTAATTCAATACCACGTTGATTTGAATCTCTTGTTTTTTTAATTATTTTAACTTTTTTAACTGGTTTGTATTTACCAGTTTTTTTTCTTTCATCCATTATTTTTTTATTTGCTTCTAAATCTTTTGGATCCATGTAATTAGCAGAACCTGTTTCCATAAGTAATACTGTTCTTGCTGCTCTGCCTAGATTAATTAATACTTTACCTTCTCTTGTAGCTTTAAGTAATGCCTTTTGCATTTCTTGTGAACCATAAGCAGGTGACATATTATTTAATAGTGATGATGTTTCTAATACTTTATCGAAGGTTGCAAATGAATAAGATATTTCTGTTGGTTCTTTTACTTCTTCTACTGTTTTATTTGTTAATTGGAATTTAGTAGGAACTCCGTTTACTAATCTAATTACTTTTTTAACCTGACCTAGTAATGCAAAATCTTCTGCAGATTCTATTCTATTGATAGTTTTATATTGATCTCCAGGAGTACCCATAATATCTGCAATATCTATCTCATAACTAGCTAGTTCTTCATCTATATTATTAGATAATATATATTCTCTAGCTTCTAATTCACTAATACCTTTAGTAGCTCTTTGTGTTTGTAATAAAACAGATGGAGCTTTGTCATTAGATACATTATCTATTGATTGTTTAAATGCATTATATTCAACTAATGAATCTAATAACTTATTAAACTCTAATTCTTTTGCACGATCATCAGCACTTCTTCTCATCTTTTTATTAAAATCTATAATATAATTATAAAGATCTGCTTCTTCTTCCATTTTTTTTGTAAAATCTTCTCCAAAAGGAAAATAAGGTTGAGGACCATCTCCACCTTCTTGCGCTCGGTTTCCATAATCATAATAATATTTTTCTACAACTTCATCACCAAGTGCGCTCATATGAAAAACAGCAACAGGTTGTAATACAACATTGCTTAAAGAAACATCACCTCCACTAGAGTCTGAAGGTAAATCACTTCTGTTAAATACATAAACCATATCTCCATATCCATAATCATCAATAGGAGCAAATGGTGTTACACCTCCAGCTCCCAAACCTTCTTCAACAATTGATATTCTTTCAGAACTTCTATGAAATAAAAATTGATCAAAACCTTTACCTTTTTTTAAACCTTGTATTATAACTTGTGCTAAGTATTCAGCTTTATCTTTATCCTGTATCTTTAATATAGACTCTATAGCTAGATTGTAAGTACCATTATTTATCTGTCTTAATATATTTTTATTTATATTATTATAATTAATAACTATTTGTGATTGTATATTACCAGGTAGATCACCCAAGTTAGGTAAATCTTTTAAAACATTTTTTACAGATTCAGCAGTTTGTTTAATCATATCATTTTTATAAGCTTTAGGAATAGGCGATTTAGTGCTACTAAATTTGCTACCCTTATGTTGCTCTATAAATGCATCTAAAATGCTGTTAAAATGAATCCTCGTGCCTTCTGGGGGTATTTCTATACCGTTCTTAGCAAGAGCCTTTATTAAATTAGGAGGTAATACCTGAACATTTGCAAAATCTTTATTAAAAGACATATGATCTGTAAGACCTAAAGTAAGATCTTTATCTACAGATATGCTGTAAGTCATATTCTTAGACTCAACTTCACTTTCAACCATTCGTTTGTAGCTAGGTAACTTACTGCCAATGTCTAAAATATCCTGCATAGTACCATCTTTAGTAATAAGATTTTCTTCTCTAAAAGTCTGTACTGCTGTATCAAAAGGAGTAATTTTTCTTTTAGCTCTTGGAGATAGTTTTAATCTTTTTTCTACAATTTTAGCTTCTACTTCACCAAGTTCTCCTCTATATTTAGTATATAAAACATTCTCTATGTATTTGTTTTTAGTAAAAGCATTTTCTCTTTCATATAAATTTTTTATTATTGCATCTAGTTCATTATATCTATCTATTTCTGATCTATCTAAAGTTCTAAGAATCATTTCATACATTTTACCACGAGCTAATTCTTTTGTTTCTGGACTGGTAATCATTTCATAATATGCTTTTTCTTCTAGTTCAGACATAGCACTTAACTTTATTGCTTTATGTTCTATTTCATCTTTTTGTCTTCCTAATTGTCTAATTAATTTTATTCTTTCGTTATTTGTATTACTACCTAGTTCTGTAAATCCAGAAACATCTTGTATAGCGTGTTGAATCTCATGTAATAAAGTAGATAGTAATTCTTCTTCAGTAGCTGGTATTAATATATTCTTTCCATTTTCATCTATAGATGGTCTGCTAAAGTTTAATTTAATTATAGCAGATGATAAATGTGTTTTATGTGTATACTCTCCAAGTGGTTTATTAAATGAAGTAAAACTACCCATACTTATTACTTTTATATTTTTTAGTTCTGGATAAATTTCAAATAAATTTGGATGATTTAATATTTCTTCTAGTCTGGCTGTGCCAGTATCAATTTTCATTTCTAATGGTCTTAGTATAGATTTAAATCTACCAATCTTTCCAGGAGTAGTTACTTTGTATTTAAATTTTGCTTTAGAATCATCTAGTTCATATCTTATTTTTCCATCAGGACCCCATCTGTATAACCCTGTTCTTAAAAATATTTCTTCAATATCTAATCCCATTTCTTCAAGTTCTTTTATTTGCTCTTCGGCAAAAGCAACAGCACTAGGATCTTTAATTCTATCTAATGAAATCATAGAATAAGTTATATCTTCATCTATTCTATCAGATAAAGGATTTATATTTTTGTATGCAGCTGCCTTAGCATCAGCATCACTCATTCCATTAAATATTAATTTAGCTTTTTCTAATAAATATTCTGAATATCTTGTGATATTATTAAATTCAAATCCATCTGTTCTATTATTTTGATACTCTCTAGCTATTTGAGAATAGTTTATAATTACAGTTTCAGCACCTTTTCTTTTTTGTATTTGAATATTTCTAGCTAGATTGGTTTGTACAATAACAGGCATTGATTTTATTTTACCACCAAATCGTTTAGATTCTTTAACTAAACTTTCTAGATCTTGTTTTTTTATTTCTGTTTTAGAAATTTCTCGTTCTATTAAATCTTTTGTATTAGTAGTAGGTGTTTCTAAATCTAACTCTGGTTGTGCTTCATCTACTTGTTCTTTAGCAAAACGATTAAATGATGGGAAGATGTTTAAAAATTCTCCAGTTATTTTATAAGTAGATCCTGATATTACAGCATCTTGCAAAGCTTCTAAATTTCTAGATAGATCACTTAAATTTATATATGAGTTTATAGCTAAAGGCATACCTTCATTTATAAATTTACTAAATTGATTACTAAAGAATGGACTCCAGTTTCCATTCCAGTTACTAGATCCAAGTCCAAACTGTATATAAGATACTGTAGCTAAAGCTATTTTTTCTTCTATAGGTAATGCTTCAAAATTATTTCTTTGATATTCTATTTCTTCTTCATTAAAATCTTTTTCTTTTAATCTTGATGATAAAGAAAATAAACCTTTATCTTCATCGTATATAATATTTTTAACTAATTTATTATTTTTACTTCTAGTTTTACCTTCAGCTATTTTAGTAACTAAAGCATTTTGTTCTTTTAACCAAGATGAAAATGTTTTAGTAGAGTTTGATTTTTTATATAATGATTTTACTGCAATTAAAATATTAATAATATTAGATTGATAATCTGCATTACCAATATATTTTTCTAAAATATTTTCAGGTGTTTCTTGTTGTTTTTCTTCAGCTGATTTTTTTGCTAATCTTTCTATTAATTTAGCCTCAATAGTATTTGAAAATACATTTAAATATTCTTGTATTGCATTTTCAGCTGAAGTAAATAATGGATTATTTTCTATAACTTCAGAAAAATTAAATAATTTAAATCCATTAGTATAAGATTCAAGTAAAGATATTAATTTATTTACATCAGTTGGAGTTTGCATAGATGCTTTTAAAAATGCAGTTACATCAAATGCATTCTTAGTAAAACTATCTATGTTAGAAAAGAACTCTTGATGTTCTTTCATAAGATTTTTATCATGAGAAATTTTCTTATTAGTAATTTTATTTTCTTTTTGTAATTCTTTAAGTGCTTTAAAATATAATTTATTATATTCACCTGATTTTAATTTAACTGGATTTCTAATTTCTATTTCCTCACCATACTGATTATAATATGTATAAGGTTCTTCTTTTAACATTTTTTTCATACGCTGATTAATTGTAACAAAATCAGATTTTATAAATGTAATAATATCTCTAGTTCTTTTTGCTACTTGTGTAGAATAAAATTCTGAGTTCTCATTACTTAAATCAGTAGCAGTAATATTACTCATTACAAGTGAAGCAAACATGGATGCAGTATCACGATTTAAATTAGCAAAAAATAATCTAGGATCTTTATGATCATCTAGTGCAATGTTTAAAACTGTATCTAAAACTTTTTTAACACTTCTATAAGAAGCTAATTGTATTTGATGAGGAGATCGTAAAAGAATTTTATTACCATTTATATCTTCAAATTCAAAAGAAGCCTCATCTAATTTTACATCTATTATTCCATCTTCAGAAGCATTAACTGATAAGGCAGAATACATAGAGTTATATACAGCCATTATACCTATAACTTTATTTCTAATATAGTTTATTTCTGTAGCATGACCTATACCTTCTACTGTACCAAGTCTTAGTTTAGTAAGTATTGGATCAGATGTTCTATCTATCGCTTCATCAAAAGCATCTTTAGGTATTTCTCCTTGTTCATTATATAAATCAAATGCATCAGGATTAATCCAAGCCATATGCTCAAGTAATAAAGCTCTATTTTGCAAAGTGTTTTCGTCATTCTTTTTACTAAATGTAAATGCTAAATTAAAATTCTTACCCTTTGGATCTATTTCTAATTCACCAGTTTCTTCATTTTTTCTATATATTCCTGCTGGTACATTATCATCAATTCTTCTATGCAATACTAAAGAGAATCCTTTGTCACCATCAAGGTCTTCTCCCATACCTATTCTTATTCCATCATTAGGTATAGCGATATTTGAGTTAACAAATTTAGTACTAACAGGTTCATTTAATCTGTTAAAAGAATGTGAAGCATATGATCCTGAGGGTACTCTTGTTCTATCAATAATTTCTCCAGGTATAATCCAATCACCGTTAGAGTCTTGATCGAGTTCATGCTCCATAACATTTTTAAAGTCAGGCGTTCCATCTTCTTTAACCCAAAACATATCAGCATAAAATCTTTTATATGTTTTAATAAAATCAATAGCATCTTCTTTTTTCTTAAAAGGATTACCATTTTTATTAGTTTTAGTTGCGTATCTACCACCACGAATATTAGCATTTAATCTAGCTAACTTAACAACTTGTTGACCATTTGCAGTTTCTATTACATTATATCCTGGTAAACCAATACTGCCTTCACCAATTGTTTGAGTAGATATACGTTGCCCTATATGTTTAGATAATTCTTTTACATTAGATAATAAACTCTTTAATATTTCAGAAGCAAATCTTGTATCATTTACTATATCTTCTCCGTTATTAGCAGACCGTTGCATTTGTGGACTAGAAAAAGAACCAGGTTTAAAATCTTTTCTAGGTTTAGCTAATCTTTGTTCTGCGGCTTGTCTTCTTAATTCAGCAGCTTTTGATCCTGCATTATCGTAATTAACTATTACTAGTTCTTCTTCTCCATCTTTATTTTCAATTTTATTTACAATAGGAGAAAATGGTAAATTTAAAGCAGCAAAGTGTGCCATTCTTTGACTAGGTATAGCACCTACATGATCTGTAGAATTATCATGATGTAAGTCAACAGATATAATAAGGTTATTACCTTTATCATAAGTTACTATTTTGGCTGCTTCATTCTTTTTATAATTAGTTTCTGGTATTATACTATACTTAGCACCTGACTCAAATACTACAGCTTCTATTTGGTTGTTTGCATTTTCTTTTTTACTGTTATGAGCATTAACATAATCTAATATCTCTTTCATTTCAGGAATTGTTTCAGCTAGTAACTCTAAACTATGCCAGTTAACTTTAACTAAGTTTCTTTGATTACCATCTGTATTAGATATATGACCTTTAACATTATCATTTTCATCTAATAATCTTTCATCTTGAATGTCATCTAATTTAGATTGCGTAAATACAGCTAATCCATCAAAAGCATCACTACCTTCATCAGCAATACTAGCTATTTCTGGTACACGAATAACATTTAATGAACCTTGATATGCTTCACCATCTGTTAATACTTGAGAAGTTCTAGCTACAATATTTAAATAATTATATGCAACTAACTGATCAGCAGTTTTACCTTGTGCTTTTTTCTCTGATAACATATATGCAGATATGTCACCATGCATAGCTTGCATTAATGCTGGAGTATTAACAGCATAATGCATATCTATTATATCTTTTTGAGAAATAGTAGATTGAGATAATATTTTATTTACAAGTTTTACAGGATCGGGATATAAATTTTTAGCATCATCACTTGCAAGTTTATTGATTATATCTTTAGCAAGCAAAGCAGCTTTTCTTATACCTTCTTTATCTATAGTAACTTCACCAGTAGATTGATCTACAGTACCATATAACTTTTGAATAATAAAAGGTGTAGCACTCTTTTCACCAAACCTACCCATATGATGTAAATAAACAGGCATACCTGCACTATTACTTAAGTTACCTCTTGCACTTTCTTTAAATACAAAGTTGATAGTTTCGACCATATCATCATAGCCAAATTGTCCTGTATCTTTGTCATACTCAAATCCATCAAGGAATTGAATAAATCTAAATTTCATTTTTTCTGCTTGTTCTTCTGTAAAACCAAAGTCTTTAAATAATTGATTAAATAAATTATCAAAGTGAGAATCACCTCTAACTGCAGATTTTTGAGAGCCTTCTACATTTGTAAACATAGGAGAGTTTTTAAGTATACCTAAATCAGATTCCATTATAGCTCTAGTTATAGAGTTTGCTCTACCAAAGCTTTGTTCTCTAAAGTTTCTATCTCCCTTTTTGCCAACACTTTCTCTAGCACCATCTAATATAGTATCTCTAATTACTCTTGTTTTCTTTGGATTTTTTAAATCTTCTGATTTAATTAATAGCATTGTCTTAACAATAAGATTGTCATTCTTATCATTTATATCCACAAGTAAATCAGAACTAACACCAGTATATTGTTCTACTATTTTAAATATCTGACTTATATCTACTTCATCTATTTTATCTTTTGCTATTATCTCTAATAAAATATTATTGTATTCATCTCTAGTAATAGGATTGTCATCTGATTCTGTAGAGTTAGCTATAATTTCTTTTAATAAATCAACACTATTTGAAACACCCATTTTTTCTAAGTTGCCATCTTTATCTTTAAACAGTTTAAAGAATCTGTATGTGTGTAAAGATTTATTTGACTTATCAAACTTTAGAATAGACTTATAAGTCATACGTTCTTTTGTATCTACTCTTTCTCCTGTAGCAGTTGTCTTAATACCATTACCTATATCTCTAAGTAATATAGCAGTAGAGTTTGTTTGTTCTGTATTTAAGAAATCTTTCCAAGCTTCTTCAGAAGAAATAGCTGTTTTAAACCAATTAGTAAAAGATATATCTCTAATTATTCTTCTACCATTTTTGTTTCCTTTTCTTTTAATTATTTCTAATGCTATTTCATTTTTAAAATAATAAATCTCTGCATGATCACTATCAAATTCCATATCAGAATTTAATGACTCAGTTAAATCTTCAGCTAACTCACGAAGTTTTTGTTCATTAGTCATGTCATCAGAAAATAAATTAAATAATAATTGACCATCTGATGTTCCATCAAAGCTTGACATACTATAAGTAATGTTAGGATTAGTTGTATGTATTCTTCGTATAACTGCTTTGATTTTACCGAATGTTAATGTTTCGTTTTCGTATTCTTTATTTAATATATTTAATACTTTTTTAGCTAACTCTTCTTGTTCTACTGTAAGAACACCGCTTTTAATTTGTTGCTCAACAACTTTAATAGCTTCTTCTTTAGCCTTCTTAACTTTTCTAGATTGTCTTTTTAATTTTTTAGCAGGAGTATCAGGTTGTTCTTCTAAGAATTTTTCTACTGCTTTTTTACCTTTAGATTGTTGTTCATCAAGTTCATCAGAAACTTTTTCTGATTTATAATCATCCATTTTATTTTTAAGATTATCTTTTGTTTTACCAGAATAAGAAGCTAATACTGCTTTATCCATAACCTTTAAATCAGATTCTGTTAATATATCTATTAAATTTAAAACAGTATTATTAGCAGCTCTAGATTGTTCACCATATAAACCTTGAGTAATAGCTATGAATGCTTCAAACCCACTAGTATTATCTAGATAGTTTAATATCTCTTTAGCTTGATCTACATTGCCAGATATAGTTCCTTCTATAATATTAGAAGCTCTTATTTTAAATCTATTAATAGCTTGTGTTACAAATTTGTTTTCTTTTTTAGTTAAGTTTTTATTCTGATAATTTATTTCAAGAGCCTCTTCTTCAATAACTCTTGCGCCTTCTAGTAAATTATCTTCATCACTAGTAAATGCACTAACACCACCAATAACAATTTCATTATTAAGATTTCTTGCTTGAATAACAGCAACTCCACCTTTAGATATTTGTCTACCACCAGCGTTAATATCTGAATCAGCCATTAATAAAGTAGAGTTAGCATATGATATTTTTAAATCTGGATTATTAACTAATTCATTTAATATAGAGTTAACTAAATTATCTAATCTTTTATCAGTTAATCTAATTAAATCTTTACCTTTTTGTTTTGAAGTAGTAGGAGATATTATTCCTCCTCTTTCATTAATTTGATCTTTAAATTCTTTTATTGCTTGTGCTTTTTTTTCTTTAAAATTTTTACCTGGACTTATTCTAATTTGTTCAGCAAGTTTTTTTAAAGATGAAATATCTAATTCTGATTTATTATCTATAACAGATTGATCAAGTTCATTGATAGATGAAGATGTTTCAACAATTGTTTGACTTTCTAATACTTGTTTTAATTCTGGTCTTTTTTCTATTAACTCAGCTTTTCTTTTAGCATCTATTCTAAATGCTTGAGTTACAAACTGACCTCTATCTGTTTCTTGTAATTGAACTCCTGCTATTTGTTTTTTACCTTTTGCAAAACTAAAAGGTTTTAAATCACCTGAAACAATTAATTCATCAAGTGCTTCAGCACTTTCTTTAGTATCTGCAAATCTTACTACAATTGATTGACTTACTATTTCCTTAATAGCTTTTTTATCTGCAATTGCTTGTGGCATAGGAACTTTTTTTATAGTTCCATCAGGTTGTGTTTCATCTACTGTTTCATTTTCTTGTAATTCAGCAGATCTTCTATCTACTTGGTCCACTAATTCTTGAACATTTCTAATACCTAATCCTCTATTAATTAGATAATCTTGTTGTCTTCCTGGTCTAAGAATTGCACCAACTATACCTTTTTGATACCACTTTTTATTTTTACCAAATTGAAAGATAGAGTTTACTACTCCTTCTGTTTCATCAAACGCATCTGCTAAATCTTTAAGTTCTGCAGTTCCACCTCTTTGAAATTTTATATAGTTATTAATTGTTTCTAATTCTTTTTCAAACTCAGTACCTAATTTGTTACCTCTTAGTTTGTTAATTACACCTACACCAGCAGGAAGAATACCTACTGATATTAATATAGCAGCAGCTTGATCTGGATATTTAACAGGAAATAATACTGAATCAAGTATACCTTCAGCATAAGTCATTCCTCTTTCTTCACGACTATCTTTTTCTAAGTCGAGAATAGAACTTGCTACCATTTCAATATACTCTTCAGAAGCTTCTTCTAATACGCCACCTATTTGAGTTGTGTTTCTAAACTCTTTAAAGAACTTACCTCTACCAGCAAGAGCCATACCTACAGAATCTTCTTTAAAAAATTTATCTACTCTTTTAGCAACTGTACTACCACCAATAACTCTAGCTACTGATGTATCTGCAATTTTAGCAACAGCAGTAGATATTCCTTTTTGTATTCCAGTAGCTTTAATTAATTTACTTGCGTATTCAAAACCAACTGTTTCTACTAAAACTGCAAGAGCAGCTTGTGCTTCTCTTCTTGCAAGGTCAGTCATGTTTGTTTCATCAAACTCAAACTCACCTGTTGCTTCATTAAAAGTTACTGATTCTAATTCTTCTTGTCTTAAATCTTTAAATACTTGAGGTTGTTGTGTACCTAAAGCTAAACCACCAATAGTTAGTCTTCCTCGTTTTGATTTTAAAAAGTTTTCAGCATTTGCTTGAAATTGTTCTGCCATAGAAGTTTTAAGGAAAAGAGCTTTATCTTTACTTTTAGGTAAAAATCTTTTATCTGCTTGTTCTAAAATATATTGAGCTTGTTCTTTTGTTATTCTAAA